TGCGGGCAAGATGGGCGTAATCGGGACGTGCGGATTGGCGGCGATGATCGGCGCGTAGCGGTGCGCGTCGCCATACCAGGCATACGCAATCGTGTCCCAGCGTTCGCCTTCGGTGGTGATGTGGGTGAGGGTGTGCCGGGCCATGTTCAAATCCTGCGTGTGGCGATGGCCCCGGCCAGTTGCGCCAGCGGCCTTGCGCCCTGTTCAAACAGGGATAACACCGATTCCAGCGATTGGCCGCTGGTGTTGAGGATCGCCAGCACGTTGCCGCTGTCCACATGGCCCGTCAACAGGGCATGGACGGTTTGCACTTGCGCCAGCGCATCGGTTCCGAGCTGCACCAGTTGCGCAGCAGCGGCAAACCCGCCTTGCAACGCGGCGGCGGTGTCCGCCAGGCCGGACAAGGCGGGAATGGCACGGCCTGCAAGATGGCCCAGCGCGGGAAGTTGTTGCAGTGCGCTGGCGATGTCCATCTGGCGAACGGACTGGATGGCATCCACTCCCGCCTGCACCGCCCGCGCCGCTGTTTTTGCGTGCTCCAGCGCCTGCATGGCCGTTGTTTTGATGCGCGTTTCCCCATTCATCAAATCCGGCTGCGCATCCTGCACGTCCTGTTCGGAATCGGCCAACGCGGGCGCGGGCGGCGGTGTTTCAAAATCGCCTGCCCACTGGCGCAGGGTGACACTCAATGTCGCGGAAAATGCCCCGCCATCGGCAAAGGTGCGGTGGTGGTTCTGGCTCAATTCCGTCATGACGAATGCGCCCAGAAACTCGCCATTGCCCAATACGAATGCCAGCGGTTGATGCGCCTGCATGGCTGCCTGCAGGGCGCGCACCCGCGCGGCCACATCGCCAAGGGCCGGGTGCAGTTCGATGTTGAGCCGGATGTCATCCAGCGCATCGCCCACCGTTTCCAGCAACGGTTTGCCCTGGATCAGCGCGTGCTCGGCAAAGTCGCTGGCCTGCGACAACTCCATGCCCGCAAGCCCGCCCGTGATTTCAAACTCAATCTCGCCCAGAATCGCCAGCATGATTACAGCGCTCCGGAAAAGGCGGTGCGGCGCTGCTGGTGTTCGTGCGCATCCAGCAAGCGTGCAAATTCGCGCTCAAGGCGCTGCACCAGCCGATCCGCCAATCGGTTGCCATCTTCGCCCGGTGTGGCGGTGATGTTGATGACGGGGGAAAACTGAATCTGGGTGGATGTGGGCGCAGCCACATTCAATGCCGGGGCGCTGGCGTGTACCGGCGGCGCGTGCATCCCGGTACCACCTTCCATCACCGTCCCGGCCAGTTGCGCCACCGCCTCGCCCGCCAGCGGAATCCGCTCACGAATGCCCAAGGCCGCGCCTTCGGACACGAATCCGCCCAATTGCATAAAGACCCGGCTGGGACTGTTGATGCCCAGCAGCGAACCAAACCAGCCCGTAACGCTCTCGCCCAAACCGACAATGGCCTCCTTGGCCTTGCCGAATGCGCCGGTGATGCCGCCGACCAGCCCGTCAATCAGCGCAGTGCCAAACTCGCTGAAACTGTCCGGCAAGTCAACGCCAAACCAGTCCATGACACCGGCAAAGGCATCATAAAACAGCCCCAGTGGCGACCAGTCCACAATCAATGCGGCGATGCCTTCAATCCCGCCGTCAAACACATCGGCGAGCGTGTTCCATGCGCTGCTGAAAAACCCGCTGACACCGTTCCACGCGCTGCTGAAGAGTCCGCTGGCCGCTTGCCAATCGTGGCTGGTCCGGGTTTTGATGCCGTCCCACGCGCTGCTGAAGATACCACCAATGCCATCCCAGGCCGAGCTGAAAAACCCGGTGACCCCGTCCCATGCGGCAGTCAGACCGGACACCAATCCATCAATCAGCAGGCTGCCAAATTCACTGAAACTGTCCGGCAACTCCACGCCGAACCAGTCCATGACACCTGCAAAGGCGGTGTAAAACAGGCCCAGCGGCGACCAGTCCAATATCAACGCGGAAATGCCTGCAATCCCGCCATCAAATGCCGTAGTGATGGTTTCCCAAACGCTGCTGAAGAGTCCCGTGATGCCCTCCCATGCCGCGCTGAATATTGCTTTCACGTTGTCCCACAGACCGGAGAAAAACGCGCTGATCGGTTCCCAGTATTTGTAAATCAAATACGCCGCGCCCGCGATGGCAGTGATGAGCAGTCCAATCGGATTCATCAGCAGCGCCCGGCCCACCACCATCAAGGCGCGCCCGACCAGCATCAAGCCGCCTTTGAGAATGGGGAGTACCTTCACCATCCCCAGGACAGCACGTTTGAACGTCGTGAAAATGACCATCCCCGAGCGCTTGACCGCGAAAAATCCCGCAATCCCCAAGCGCAATCCAGCAAACCCGCCTGCGGTGATCAGCAGCGCCTTGACCATGCCGGGGTTATCCTGCGCCCACTGTGCAAATCCCTGCACCAGCGGCATCAATGAATGCAGGGTTGACACCAGCGCGCTTGCCAGTGGGCCGCCCAGGGTTGCACCAATAGTGCTCAATTCGATACGCAGTTTCTGAAGCTGCACTTTGCCCGATTGCGAGCGGCGGATAAAATCCTCGCCGATCACATCCTGTCCCGCCGCTTCGCTGATGTCGGCTTTCAAGCCCTGCAACATCTCGCGGTTTTGCATCGCTGCAATCATGAAGTTTTTCACGCCTTCATCGACGAACAGATCGCCCAGGGCGTAGCGGCTGTCCAGTGCGGAAAACGCCGCATCGCGCGCCTCGCCCTGTTCCATCGCAAGCGCGTTGTTGAACGCATCCAGTGCGCCTTTCCCGCGTGAGCCGACATACTCGGTAATGGTATCGAGCATCGCCTCCATCGGGGTATGCCCTGCGGAGGTCAGGTTCTTGATGGAGTTTTCAAGATTGATGCCCGCGCTCTCAAACCGCTTGCCGGTTTCCGGCGAGAAAATGCGGTACATGAACGCATCGAGATTGCGCGCCGCCTCATCATCGGAATTGGCCCCGAGCCGCGCGACCTGCAACCCGGCCACCAAGTCGGCCATAAGCGCCTCTGCCGAGAGATTCATTTCCGCAGGCAGCCCTTTCATGCGCTGGGTCAATTGCGGCAAGGCTTTTGCCATCCCGGCCACGCCCATCTGCCCTTGCGTGCTGGCAAAGGACAGCATGTTCATGGAGCGCGAAAACCCTTCTGCGCCCAAGCCCAGATTATCGCGCAGGGCCAGACTGGCCCCGGTCAGTTCCTGCATGCCTGCGCGGGTCGCGGTCGCGGCTTTGGTGAGAATGGGCAGATAATCGCCCAATGCCTCAAGATCGCGCACGCCGCCTGCGACCAACGCCTGCGCGGCGCTGCCGGTATCGGCATGGCTTTGAATGCCGGAACTGGATGCACTTTGAATCAACGCGGCCAAGGTTTGCTCGGCGCTGGCATCCAGCCCCATCCCCAGTGCAAGGTCAATCGAGACATCCTGCAACTCCAGCGCTTTATTGAGGCCCATCGTGACCGGCACGGCCGCCAGTGCCATTGCGGCCATGCGCAGGCCGCCCAGACTCGATGCCAGACCGTCATAGCTGCCTTTGAGGCTCGCCAGCGCGGCGCGGCCCTTGGTCGCAAAGGACACTTGGGCAGTGCCTGCGGCTTTGCTGGCGCGGGTCAGTTTGTCGGTGGAACCTTTGAGCGTTTCCACCTCGCGCCGGGTTTTGCCGAACGCGGTTTTAAGTGCGCCGCCGCCGACCACGCCAAGCTGAAGGCCCACCTTGATGTTGTTCTCTGCCACAGCCTGTCAACCTCAACGTTTCAATGCCCGATGGCGGCGTTCAACCTCTTCACTGGCAACCTCGCACCAGCGCCAGTAATCATTCATCTCCAGACGTTCGATTTCCGATGGCTGCATGTTCAATACCAACAGCAGCACGGCATCCCACTCACCCAGCATCTTTGCCTTCGCCCAGCATCGCCTGAAATCGCTCCGCCACCCGCCGCGCATCGGCAATGTGCAACTCGCCCAAATCCTCGACGGTGAGGCCGGTCATTTTGGCGAGCAGCAATTCCTCCATGAGAGTTTCGTCTTTGCCGTGGCGCTGCGCGGCGGTCAGGTCTTTGCGCCGCAGGGTGTGGATGGTGACTTTCTTCAAAACCTCGCCGGTGGCGAGTTTGACCGGGTGGAGGAGTTCCAGTTCGGGAAGCGGGAGAGTGTCAAGATCGTCGGTGGGTTTGTTGCTCATGGTGGAAACCTTTTTCAAAAGTTAAATGTTCGCGAGTGCCAGCGCCCTCATCCCAACCCTTCTCCCGGAGGGAGAAGGGCTTGAAAACGTCAGTTCATGCCAAGATTGCGGCGGTATTCAGTCAACTGGTCCTGACCGTTCACGCTGTAAATGTTGTTCATGCAGTCGAGTTTGAAGACCTCGCGCCCGTCGATTTTCTGTTGCACATAGGTGGCCGAGAACGGGGTCTCGAACGTGACCTTCTCGCGCGGTTTGAAGCTGCCCAGCGGGTACTCTTTGAACAGCACCGTCATCAGCGTCACCAGTTGCACCTGCTCGGCTCTTCCCTGCGCATTCCAGCCGTCAATCTGCGAGCGCAGTTGCAACTGCACGGTTTTGAACGGCACCGCGCACGCACGCGCCGCTTCCACGTATTTGCTGTTCCAGACAATTTTGCCCTCGATCTTGTCAAAACCCGTAGGCAATTCAATGGCGGCCACCATGCCCAGGCCCTGAAAATCGGTCATCGTCGCTTTCACGCTGCCCAGATCAACCTCCTCGCAGCGCCCCACGTAGTTGTTGCCGTCCAGATAGACCGCCGCATTGGTTATCAGGTGTAAATTCATGCCTGCCATGTTCAGTTTCCTCCGCCCAGCGTCACGAGATATTCGCCGGTGATTTCGGTTTCAAAGGTGCCGCGTTCAAACGGCAGCGGCGGGGTCAGTTTGTAGTTGAACAAAAGCTGCCCCAGTTCGATCTGGGTCTGCGGGTTGCGTGCCGGGTCATACCAGCACTCGCCGCCGATCAAGGCTTCATCGCCAATGAGTTTGCGCAGGAACTGGTTGACGGTCTCGACGATGGATTCAATCAGCGCGCCAGTAATCGGCCTGTCCACAAATTGCAGGCTGCTGTAGCGGATCGATTCGTCAACGATGTCCTTGGTGCGGCGCACGTTTTCAAAATTCTTCATGTGCGTCACGCTCGGCCAGGCGGCGGTGCGGTTGCCCCACAAGCGCAAACCGGTTCCGAAGCTGTTGAACACGGTGGTAATGCCGTTTTCATTGAGCAGGTTGACTTCCGAATAGGGGTCATCCACGCGGGCGATCAGATTGCGTTCAAGGCCGATCACGCCGATCAGTTCATTGTTCGATGAACTCCACCAGTAACCGCGTTCATCATCTACCCGCGCCCGAAGACCGGCGGCACGAATCGAGAGCGGTTGCAGTTTTTCGCTGTCCGTTGCCGGGTCATAGACCTTGACATGCGGATAGCACAACCGCACGCGCTCGCTGGAGGTATTGAAATTGATGCTGCCCGACGGGCCGCGCCCTGAAAGGGCCTGTGCGGGTGTGGTGCCGATGGGCGCGTCGATATAGGCAATCGCCTGCAACTGCCCGGCCTGCGCGATCAATTCCGCGCTGACCGCGTTGTTGGTCGAAAAACCCGGACTCAATAGAATTTTCGGGAAAAATCCGAACAGATTGTAGCTGTCGGAGAGCAGTTTCAGGCCGGAACGCTGGCCCAACGCATCCACCGCGCCGATAATGTCCGCCGCCGTCACTTTCGACGGGTCGGCATAGGAATAACTGGCCTGTACATTTGCACTGGCCGGGATCGTCCCGCCGGGAATGCGGGTCAGGCGACCGCGCACCAAGTCCACGGTGTAATCCGTTCCCTCGGTATAGGTGAGACTGCCATCGGCGGATTTGAGCGTCAGGCTTTGCAGTGCGGGGTTTGTCAGTTGCAGGCGGTCATTGATGCCGAACTGGGCGGATTCTCCCGATACCGTGTCTTTGTGAACGGCGGGATTGAGCACGTTCACCACCAGTACCGTCCCTGCACCAAAGGCGTGGATGCCATCCAGTGCTTCGGGAATCCCGAAGCCCGGCAACTCCGGCCCGAATTGCGCATCATCGGTGATGGTCTGGCACAGGGTGAGGGTATTGACCGGCCCGACAGGGGCGGTGCCGACCAGCGCAATCACCGCGCTTTTGACCACGCGCACCGCCCGCGGGCCGCGTTCAACTTCGATGGTTTCAATGCCGTGCAGATAATTTGCGGCCATTATTGCGTCTCCAGTTCAAACTGTTCGATGCCCGTTGCCGTGATCTGGCATTCCACGCCGGTGATGCGGATGCGCCCGGCTTCGGCCAAGAAATCAAAAGCAAACCGGCATTCCTCCGGGTCAAATCCAAGGGTATGAATCAACTGGCGGACATAGACCGCTTTGCGTTGCCTGCGCGCTTCATACAGCGCCGCCAGCAGTTCACGCCGGATCACCTGCTGGCGTTCGATAAATGCGGGTTCAATCATGACTGCGCTCCTTTATTACGGCGTGATTTATCTTCAAGCGGTTTCAGATACCCAAGCCCCAACAAGGTCTGCGTATATTCGTGCTCTGCTGGCAACTGCACGGGTTTGCCGGGGTGCAGACGCACGTCCAATACCTCTCCGTTCCAGTTCAACGCCGCGCCCGACACCGGGCCGGTATAGCGGTAAGTCTGCAAGCTCATGGTTCACTGTCCTCAAAATCTGCGTGGATCAACGTTTGCCCGGTTTCATCCGGCAACA